AGAAACGGGAACGAATAATAATCATTACCTTTGTAATATGCCAAAGCCAGAGAATTTAATAGGTCAGGGATTCGACAAGCATCCCGAACGGATCAATAAGAAGGGGAGACCTCCGGTGCAATCGCTGAAAGCTATTCTGAAAAAACTAATCGACAGCCAAGCACCGAAAGCAATCATTGACCTTGCCTACGTTCAGAAGCTCACCACCAAGAAGAAATTATCGTACAATGAAGTCCTCGCTCTTCGCCTGGCAACCGCTGCCCTGGTAGAAGGCGACATCTCCGCAATCAAAGAAATATTCGACAGGTTGGAGGGGAAGGCGGAGCAGGCGATAAAACATTCAGGAGAAATAAAATTAGGAACTGATGTGGAAGAAGATTACATTTAAAAAAAAATGGTTCAACCCGCTATACTTTATCCTCAATGATTTACTCAAAGATGATTCAATACGAACGATATTAATCTACGGAGGAAAGTCATCAGCAAAAACATTTTCAGTTTGTCAATTACTTTTAAAAGAGGCATCTGTTAATTCTGCTTCGTCAATGTCATTCCGTAAAGAATCTACGACCATCCCTTCCACTTTAGAGAATTCATTTATAGCTGCCGTTAAAGCAACACGGCTTACTAACGCCTTTGTAATTCAAGACAGAAAATACAGATGCGAACAAATGGAATCTGAAATAATTATGAAGGGACTGGACGATGAGGAAAAAGCAAAAGGAGTTGAAGGGTTTAAATATGTTTTACTAGACGAATTAAATCAGTTTGCCGAGGGAGAGTATGACACATTTGAAATGTCGCTCCGCGGGCAGAAGGGACAAAAGATTTTCGGTTTATGGAATCCGATAGATGAAAATTCATGGGTGAAAACCAATTTAATTGACAAAATAGAATGGGTGGAAACAGATTATAAATTACCGTGTATTAATTCATTCGTGAAGCGATCTGCAAACGGAATGACAATTTTGATAAAAACAACATACGAAGATAATTACTGGACAAACGGATCACCTGACGGAACATACGGATTCGTTGACCATGCAATTATTAATCGTTACGCGGAAATGAAAGTGAAGAATTACAATCGTTATAAAGTTGAAGTTCTTGGTGAATGGGGAAAGGTGGAATATGGAGGAGAATTTTACAAACAGTTTAATGGGTCAATTCATGTCGGAAAAACAAAATATAATCCTGATTTGCCATTACACTTAACCATTGACTTCAACGTAAATCCCCATGTCACTTATTTAGTTTTTCAAATTAACGGGAAGAAAGTAATGCAGGTAGATGAAATTCTTTTAGAACACCCCCGCAATACAGATATGGCTGCGTGCGGGGAGTTTATTCGTAAATATCAATCACACAATGCCGGTTTATTTATTTACGGTGATCCCGAAGGATTAAAACAATCTACTGCGGATGAAACATTTGTGAGAGTAAAAGAAAAAGATTATTCAAAGTTTTCAAAAATAATAATTCAGTTGGTTCAGTTTAAGCCAGTGTCGAGAGTAAACCGATCGTACCCAAAAGTAAAATTAAGGGGTGATTTTATCAATACAATATTTGAATCTAACTTTGAAGGAATACAGATATTGATTGGTGATAATTGTAAGAAAACAATTATTGATTTTGAAAACGGGAAAGAGGCAAGTGATGGCACTAAGCATAAAGAGAAATATAAAAATGAAATTACAGGTGTACAATGTGAAAAATATCATCATTGTACGGATGCTTTTGATTATATGATTTGTAGTGCATTTCCCAATGAATTCTCTCATTATCAGATTGGAGGCGATAAAATAATTTTATCCTCTATGATTCAAGGAGAGAAAAAAGAATACAATTACAAGCCGACTATAAAACAATCAATCGGACGCAACCGATATTAAAAATTATTAATACCTTTGACGACATGTATTTGATTACTCCTGATTATTTGGCTGGCAAGATTCAGCAAACAGAACTCAACGCAATCACGCAGGGAGTAATTCAGAACCGTTACACTTGTGAGGGGCGTGCGCAGGCAGAAATACTCGCAAAACTAAAACAGCGCTACGATTTCAGCAAAGAGTTTACTTCGACAGATGCCTGGTCGCCATCAATCGCTTATAAGGCCGGACAAAGATTTTATTTGACGGCATCGGCTTATACGAACCCGGGCGTTTATGCCTTGAATGATCTAACTCTTTACAACGGAAATGTGTATATCAATACTACGCCCATCGTTGCTGGCGAAGCGTGGAACCTCGCACATTGGACATTACTCGGTGCGTTAAATTCAATCTACTCCGTAAACTATCCTAATCCTGTTTTCGATTCGAGAACTTATTACAACATCGGGGTGCCGGTTTGGTGGAGGGATAAAAATTATACTTCTTTGATTCGTTCATTCACCGAAGATCAGGAAGGTATATTACAGGCGGGACAATACAGAAATGTATTTCTCGGAACTGTTTTACCGGACGATCCGATTAACGGAGCGAAGATGTGGGGGGCAGGAACAGCATACGCGACACCTGCCGGAACATTACCGAGTAACGCAGCGTATTACACACTTGGCGATAATCGGGACCAGGTAATTTTGAAACACTATCTCGACATTGCGATTTATGAAATGTGTGGAGGTGTGGCTCCGCAGAATATTCCCGAACTAAGAAAAAATAATTGGCTCTATGCGATTAAATGTTTATCCGCCATTGCGAAAGGCGATGAGAATATTACACTGCCTTTCATTATGCCAATTCAAGGAGGGACTTCGCGCAGCGGTGGAAAAATAGCACGACAAAATTATTTTTAAATGGCAAACAGATTTCAGAAATTAATCAAATCAATATCTCCAAGAGAGATGTTGAGAAATTATATTTTACCGAAAGATGTTCCTCCATTCAAGGGTGGCAGCAGTAGTGCCATCAATCCGTACACACTGCCCTTCACAATGCAGAAAGGATCGTTGCCGCAGTATTACATCATGCCTTTGCAACTGGACAGAGTTGCGTATGATTTGAAAGGGTGGCGCGATGCGATTGGTTCGGCTGAAAATGCCTTGTACCCTACCCGGTACAATATGCAGAAAATGTTTGTTGATACTATTTTAGAAGGACACACATTTTCCTGTATGCGTAAAATGAAACGCAAAACACTATTGAAAAATTTTGTCATCGCGGATGAAAATGGAAATATAAACGAGGAAGCAACGAAGCTGATAAAAAATAAGCGATGGTTTAAAACATTACTCGGATGGATTCTTGACGCTCAATTTTACGGGTATTCTTTTATTCAACTTGGCGACATGATAAGTCCTCGAAAGGGAGAATATCAATTTCCGCAACTCACAAACATTCGTAGGTGGAACGTGGAGCCGGACAGACAGAATTTAGTTTCTATCCCATTGCAGAAAGTTGGTATTGATTTTCTTTATCCATCGGTAAAAGGGGCGCAGGACAATGAAAGTTATTTCGATCACTCCATTTACGTTGACACGCCTACCGACATCGGACATTCGATCTGCGGATATGGTCTGCTTTACAATGTCGCGCTGTACGCTATTCTGCTGCGTAATAACTTGGCAGACAACGCAGATTACAATGAGAAGTTCGGCACACCGTACAGGCACATGAAAGTTCCGCAAGGGCTTGACAAGCAAACGGAAGCGGACTTAGATTCTATCATGCAGAATATCGGAGCGATGGGTTACGCCATCACGCCCGACAACATCGAAATAAAATTTCAGGAATCAAGTACAGGAACCGGATTTGCCACATTCGACAATTTGGAACACCGTTTGGAAAAGCAAATCACAAAAATAATTCTTGGGCATCCTTCGGCAATGGACGAACCACCAGGGAAGCTGGGAGGGAGTCAGGGAGCAAACAAGAATCCAGATGAAGATGCCAGTCCGGCAGGGGCGGCAATGGTTGAGGCGGAAAAAGAACAGGATGATTTCGCTTTGGATATTTTGAATAATAATGTAATCAATAAACTCCGCAATCTCGGAATGCCATTCCCTAATAATTGCTTATTTGCCGTTACGAATGACAAAGAAGATTTTGCATCACGAAAGAAAAAAGATGAAGCGGATTTGATTACGGCTCAGGTGGCACAGACGATGAAAGCGGCAGGGCTCGAATATCCGGCAGATGAATTCAATAAGGTAACAGGGATGAAATCGGTAAAAGTTGCCGAACCCGCGCCTGTTCCCGGGTCGAAGTTCTCGCCTGCCATGAATAAGAAGCTGGAAAAGATATACGGTAAGCATTCGCATTAAAATGAAATGGCAAAGTTCAACTACACCGATGCTGAGATTTCATCCCTGATTGAAGATATTTATTCCGGTGCAAAATCGGAGTCAGACTTACCTGAAGATTTCTGCCTCACACTTGCAAAATACTTAACTAAAGGAGTTGAGCAAGGTATTGGCGGGGCGATAGATTCTGTCAAATGGGGAGAGGCGGACGCGGCACTCGCTGAAGCGTTACAGGAAAATATTTATCTGTTCTCCGCAGCACGAACGTTTCAGCAAACGCTCGAAATGTCGGAGGCGTTGACCGATGAGGAAGGGAAATTAATTTCATTCAAAGACTTTCAACAGGCGGCAACGGAAATTTACGCTAAGTACAATGGCGGATCGTTTATGGATGTTGACGGTGAGGAGCGAACATTAAACGGCTGGCTTGAAACGGAATATAACACAGCTATTCAGCAGGCATCGAACGCGAAGCAATGGAACAAGATCGAAAAGCAAAAAGAAACATTGCCGTATTTGAGATTTGTGGCGGTGGGCGATGAATTGGAATGTGATATTTGCGGGGAGATGGATGGCATCTGCGCTCCGGTAGATGACGATGTGTGGTTAGAAAATACCCCAACGCTCCATTGGAATTGTAGATGCGTCATGGAGCAACTTGACAAGGAAGAGGGTGAAGCGGAGGAAAGCGAACAGGACGAAATTGATACGGCAGTCGAGAAAGCCGATGTGCCGGATGAGTTTAAGTACAACGCAGGCAAACAGCAAGAAGTATTTTCAACGGAAGGGGAAAGTAAGCATCCGTATTTCAGCGTACCAAAAGAGTACAGTAAATTTGCACGGGACAATTTTGGGCTTCCGCTTGACGATGAGTAACGAAAAAATAAATACCTTTGTAAAATAACCAAACCACAACACCATGAACGGACAAGTAAAAGCAACCTATTTCATTGATGCACCCTTCGCGCAGGGCTTACCGTGCTACGAAATGGCAGACGGCACAATTAAAATCCCCATGCAATACCCAAACCCATCCGCCAAAGGCACAGCGATGACCTGCTGGGTATCATGGCAGGAAGTGGCAGAGGGCGACAAACAGAATGTCGAAAAGAAAAAACTATTGCAAGCTATGTTTCAAGTTGCGAAACTACAGATTGATAAAATAAAAATGGATTTACGAAACGCTAAGTTAAAAGTTGTAAACTAATGTCTCAATTTCGATTCATAGAAACGCTGCGTAACTTTGAGAAATTGAAGCGGGATGAACCATTGGTTATGGGACAGAAGGCGGCAAATTTTTTCTTTAGTAGTTTTCAAAAACAAGGATGGGACGGTGAAAAATGGATGCCACGAGAAGCAGATATGCCGAGATTAATTGCAGAAGGTAAAAGTAGATTCTTTCAGAAAGTAAATGGCAAAACAGTCGGCAGACAAATTCTTGTAAAAACCGGAACGCTCCGCAAAGCAGTTGAGAATTCTTTGGAGTTGGCAACATTTGATAAAATACAATTCTCCGTAAAAGCAGTTACGCCAAAAGGATTTAATTACGGTTATCCTTTGAATTATGGAAATGATAAATTACCTCCGCGTAAATTTATTGGTTATTCAGAAACATTAATGAAAATATTGCGCGAAAAATTAGCGCGGGATATGCAAAAATTACACGTATCAGGATTTAGTATAGAATAAAATGACCCGCCAATTCTTCAACGATATAAAAGCGCAACTACTCACCCTTCAATCGGGCGGTGCACCTGTTTTGAAAATGATTGGCAGGTGGAATAATCAGGTTGAACTTTTGTACGCGGAAGATGGTAGTAAAAATCCAATATTCCTTTTCCCTGCCTGTTTTATTTCATTCAAGGCATCCGACATAATGCAGTTAGGTAACGGAGTACAGATGTGTGAAAATTTAATTTTTGATTTACACATTCTCGACTGGCAGATTGACGCGGGCGATGGAACGATGGAACAGAATTTAGAAATCTATGATTTGAAAGAACAGATTTATCTTGTGATGAATAAATTCAAGGTGAACTCAGCATCGGACAGCGCGGGTACTTGTATCCGTATCGCAGAGGAAGATGATGACAAGCATCATGGCGTTTACCATTACGTTCAGCGTTATAAGACCCCATACGTTTATAATTCATTGCAGGAGCCGGTCAATGGAATCCCCTCGACAACACCGATGCCTGTTGAAGCGGATGTTTCAGTAAAAGACAGCGGAGACACGGCAGAGCCATACGTACGAACTAATCCAGGAACATAATGACACCGCGAAGTTGGCAAACAATTCAGGCACAGATAATCGCTTCTAAGCAGGCGCAAGCGTCTTTGTCTGGACTTACATCCCCGTCTCAGGTTGCTAACTGGCGTTTATGGACGTTCATTGTAGCTGTGGCACAATCATTACTCGAACAGATATTTGCTCTACTTCAAATTGAAATTGAAACAACCGTAGCGACAGCAGCACCGGAGACGGCAGCATGGGTACAGGCTCAGGTATTTCTTTTCCAATATTCCGCTTCGCTTTCTCAGGTCGTACAAATCAATTCAGATTTTTCTATTTCATATCCTGTAATTGACCCGACATTACGAATCATAACGAACTGCGCTGTACTGTCGAATGGAAACGGAGGGCTGATAATTAAAGTTACGAAGTCAGGCGGTGTTCTTTCCGGTCCCGAAATAGCAGCGCTCACTTCTTATCTGAATGAAATCTTAGGAGCAGATATTTCCTTTTCAATCGTGAATAAAGTACCGGACATTCTCGACATAATCGGTACAATTTATTACATCGGGCAATATTCCGGTACAATTCAGAATGACGTTGTAAATGCCATAACGAATTATCTCGCCACGCTGAAATTTAACAGCACAATTAAACTAAGCGACATTATGGATGTGATTCGCAATGTTGGAGGAGTTACAGATTTCAAACCTGATAATATTTACGCTACTCCAAACGGGGGAACTGCATCGTACTTGGTGAATACTTCACTGATTATTTCCCGCGAATACCAAACGGTATCGGGAGAGATTATTATTGATGCGGTGAATCCTATTTCGACATCAGTAGCTTTTGTCATTGACAATAATTAATGAACACCCCCGCCATATACGATCAGACCGAAACGCAGATCAACGAGAATCTTCTGCCTCCGCAGCGTAGATTACCGAAGTGGCTGGCGTGGTTGTCTGTATTATCCACACCGCTTCAATGGATACATGATTTAGTATTTACTGATTACTACGGAGGATCGCCCGCGTCTAACTGGTTGAATGGTTTTTTGTATCACTTCGGAGACAGGGTGAAGTATATTGATAATGCTGTTTATGAATCTGTAAACTTAATCGCGTTTGTTTCTGCGACTTCCCCGAACAATGATTTATACAACCCAACAACCGGAGTAGGTAACTGGATGCGTGTGTTGGATTCGTTTATAGGGGTTGCTGAGCGTGTACGATACAATGGAAAGCTGATAATGCTCGAATGGGTACTGAATAGATATTTCGGTGGAGTAAGTACGTTGCCCATTCCTTCGCTTCCATTCACCGGAGCAAGTCATGTGAATCAAATTTACATTACGAAAAATGTAGTTAACTTTTCAGATTTCTGGATGCCGATAGATGAAAGCAATGCAACATCGTTCATGCCTATTTCAGATAATTGGGCGACATCATTCATTCCGATTGTAGAAGATTCATTAACTTTGCCAATGTTTACTATCAATGTTCCAGCAGCGGTGGCAGCAGCGATCACAGCGAACATCGTGGCGGTCATTCCGACTTCAACAGATACTTATGTCGAATTAATAAAATCAATCGTAAACAAATACGTAAGAGTTTTACGGCTCTATACGGTAACTACCTACTAACATGGACAGACTAATTTCCGCGCCAAGCGCATCCGACCCGAACGTACAACAACCTCTGCCAATACGAAGTGTTTTATTTTTACAGGATTCTGTAAAATATGCCTTGCAGCATTTAGCGACATCTCTTATTGGAAACTCTTTTGACCTTACGAAGGTTTATATTTTATATGGATGTGTAAAAACAGTCGGAGGGGGAAATGATTCATTCACACAGGGAGCAGTTTATTATTTTGGAGAAATATTTTATGTTTCAGCTGCGTCATTTGCCACGGGAACAGATTACGCTTACCTACTTATAAGTAACGGATCGCAAGACCCGATTAAAATGAAATATGGCACTTCCGACAATGTACATAATCTACGAAGGGTAATTATTTCAGGTACGGCAGCAAGCGGGGGAAGTCAGACAGCGATTCCGAATTTTACGGTGTGGGTAACAATATTGGAAGCATGGATAAATATGCCTCTTGTTTCTCCGTGGATAGTTACAGGAGTTGCAAAATATAGAAAGAATAATCAAGGACTTGTTTCATTAAAGGGGTTAGTGCGAGCTCCTAATACTGCAAGCAATATAATATTTAATCTTCCTGCGGGATATAGACCAGCCCAAAACATACAATTTGTAGTATCTCTTTCAGGAACTAATGGAGTATTTTACAATGTATCTATTGCAACAAATGGCGATGTGACATTGAATGACATTTCAGACTATGTAACAAATCACCCATCCATAGACATTTCTATGAATGGGATAAACTTCTACATCGATTAAAATACTTGTGTTTCATTGTGGTTTGTAAGAGCGCACTCTGGTAGGGTGCGTTTCTTATTTTGCCTCTGGCGGACCAGAATTAACCGCCTTTAAAATGCGAGGCGCACCGTCCGCGAATAACGCCTTGCGTCATTCTTTTGCGTACTTTTTAAAGGCGTGAGGTCAGCGCTTAAATCCCTTTCAGGAAAATTTAACATAACGCAACTACATTATAGAACAAATGTCTTTTCCTTCTTGATTTTTAACGTATATTCGCATATCATTCAATCTTACAGACTCATGGAACATAGAAAATATCAGATTCTTAAATTCTTTAGTAAATCCCCAACACATCAAAGACATTTAATGGAATTGTCTGAAAAATTTTCAAAATATCATTTTACATACAAAGTTATAATAGACGAATGTGTAACAGAGGGTTTATTAACCGAATCTGAAATACATCATTATTACGATGTCGAAAAAGACAAAATGATTCAAACTTTGATTTACAGAATGACAACTAAAGGAGATGATTTTTTAGAAAACAAAAAATGGGAAATAAGAAATAAAATAGCCGAATTATGGGCTACCGTAATTGCAACTTTAGGAAAAATAGGACTTGGTTTTTATATTGGTTGGGCTACCGTTTACCAATGGTTGTAAATGTAATGAGTAAGGCATCCTACTCCAATCCAAAACGACCAGCTAATAATAAATCTAAACACCCATCTTAATCTCCCTGCATCATTGTAAAGCCATTTGCTTCTATAATTAGACGTTATATTAAATTTCCCTTCGCAAGGATGAAACCCTTTTTTATCGGATTTACCTAAGTTGTTTTGTTCCCGCCCTTTCATTCTGAAAGTGCTACACAAAAAACTTAGGACGCGCTGACCT